CGAGCAAGCCTCTGGAATTTCAGAGAAAAGATCGTACATCTCTTCGGCAGACTTGAGATAGAACTGGTCGGTTGGATAACCAGCACCGGTATTCTCCGTGTTCTTCATCCGAAGATGCTTCAAAATGTCATGTGCTGGACTATCGCTCTGTCGAATGTAATGGACATCGTTGGCGGCGACGATCTTGATGCCGCGTTGCTCAGCCTCTATGATCAAGCGATCCTGGATCTTCTTTTGGGCATCATGTAAGTTCTGAGAGCGCTCATCGTTGGGGCTGGACGCATGCTTGTGAATCTCCAAATAGAAATCATCTCCCAAACGAGAATGCCACCAATTCAATAGCTCTACGATGCGCTTTTCTTCATCTCGAAGAATGGCTTGCGGCACCATTCCAGAAATACAACCTGCGGTTACGACAAGACCATCCAAATGTTGCTCAATGGTCTCCAAGTCAACTCTTGGCTCATAGTAATAGCCGATGTTTGTTCCAATGTTGGAAATCTCGACCAAATTCTTGTAGCCTCGCTCGTTTTTGCAGAGGACTGTCGCGTGGTAATGCTTCGGGCGGCGCATTTTGCCGTCACGCATGACGCTCTCTTTGACGCGCATATCTCCATCACAAATGTATATCTCGCATCCAATGATGCCTTCAATGCCTTCATCGTAGCAAGCATTGGAAAATGCAACTGCGCCGCCCAAGCGCCCGTGGTCAGTCAGGGCGATAGCTGGCATGCCAAGATCTTTTGTCTTCTTGGCTAAATCGATAACCGAGCAAAGTGCGTCATTGACGCTAAACTTGCTGTGGCAGTGTAAATGTACGAAATCATTCCTCATTTCTTTTCCTCATTATCTATTCGTTCGTTAGTATCCCAAACCGCGAACTTCTCCAGACGCATTTGCAAGCCCGGAACTATTAAACTCTCAATCTCGTGATTTCCGTATTCGCTTCTTCTGCGAAACGTCTTCAGGATTGGATCGAAAACAATAATCTTATTGTTCTTTATTTTCAACCAAACTTTGCCATAATTTTCAAATTCAATATCTTGACTTCCAGCGCCAGTTCGACTATATTCCTGAATTTCTCGCAAACCCAGACCACAAAATTCACATGTGTAATTTGTATAATAGTTGTACTCATAATCCCATCCATTATCATCATTTGAATGACGTGGGTTTGAAAATACATGAGAACAACCAGATCGCTTGTCTTGGACCTTCAGCCCGAGTTTTGTTTGGAGCTTGGATATCTTCTTTTCCAGATTCCCAATCGTCTCGTCATCCGACGGCTGTTCCTCCATTATAACACCATCGGCCTCGGGCTGCCCCATTTCTATCGTCTCAGCCCAGGCCATGAGGACAGCCATTGTCTGTATCAATTCCTCATATAAATTGTCGTTATCTTGTTTCAGAATTGCTTTCGCGACTTCTCCTACTTCTTCGACAACAACAGTCAGTTTGACCATATCATGGTCATCCCAAAATCCCGCCTGTCTTCCCCAAATATCGTCTTGTCTATCCCGTTCTTTGTAAATCAGTTGTTCTATATTGCGTCTTGCTTCTTCAAGATTCTTCATCGGACCATATCCTCATTTCATCTCGCACGTTGTTCTCTCCCACAATGACTTCTCTGACAGTAGCTTTGTAGGAAAAATACTGTGGTGTATTCTTCAGTCGTTTCTTTTCTCTATCGAAATCGAACGTCCTATCGTTCAGTGGATTTCCTCGCCAATCTACAGGAATCCCTGGGTTACCTTCGCCGATCTTTTTATTGATTTGCTTCTTAGTTTTTGTACGGCAGATTTTTAGTTCCGAAGCGAAAGAGTTCGGCAATCTATAACCAACGTAATATCCGCCTCGATCTCGAAGAAGTTGATATCTCTCTGCCTCTCTTGGGTTGGCTTCTCGCATCTTTTCAAGTTCTTGCATAATAACGGGTCTATTTTGACTCTTAGCCTTGATAGTATAGTTCGGAATGATTTTCAGATGAGAACATTGATGGAGATATGAAATGACAGTTCTTCGACTGATGTTACATCTCTCGGCGATGTTACTGTAAGATTGAGGAGTTCCCGAGCCTGCAACCAAAACCCCCATCAAATAAGAACGGTTCTGTGCTTTGTTTAGGCAGAGATTTTCCAAATCAACTTCAAGGCCCCTCTTATTGAGAATTCTGATCTGAAGATGTTCGCAAATCTTGGCAATGCCTCGCAGATAAACCTTATCTGAAGCGATTTTCCAATAAACCCCATCTCCAGCCGTCAACATCCGATAAGCTGTTGCCTTGGATATTTTTGGCCAGCGCATCAAAATGTCAAAGGTGTCTTCTTTAGAAAAAAACCCTTGCCCACCATTATTGCGCTGATCAAGCGTCTTGAAAATGATCCAAGTGTTCAGTAGATCTATTTCGTTCGCCGCGAAAGCAGCTTCGATCATATCGGGGTATATTACAGTTTTCATTCAGTCGGCAAAATCCTATCAGCTTCCGGCAGACCCATTCCATATGAATTCGCTACATTGGTCAGTAAAGCTTGGCGTGCTATACCCAATTTCATCATCTCATATTCCAAGCCCTTGTAGACCAAATATAACAATAAATCATCCTCTTCGTTGCCGAGAATTTCTCGGAAAATCACTTCCACTGTCTTGAATTGAATCAGTGGCACCCCTTCGAGATCAAAGTCCAAAGTGTAATGTTCCTTCTTCTGAAGAAGTTCTTTGTCTTCGCGGATTTCGGCTATTCTTTTCTCGATGTGTTTTCTTGCCTTTTGTCTTTTGACTGGATCCGACCAGTGTTCCAGCATATCTTTTGTCATTATCGTCCTCCAAAGAAGATCATATCATTCGTCCTCAAAATCATAGGCGAGTCTGGCTGCTTCATAAAGGTGTTCCTTCAGTAAATCCTGTTTTTGAGATGGAGACAAAGATGCCACCTTTTGCCAATCGGCCAATAGATCGTCTGGAAGATGGAAGTCTCGGCCGGGCCTCAGGCAAAATGATGGATGCAGCGTGGCCATGTAATAGCAAGAATGACCAAATCCACCGAACGTAATCTGCCTCTTCTTGCCAGCGGTTTCCGTGATCTTTCCCTTGCTCTTGGCAATATGCCTCAAAGGTTTACTGCCACAACCCAGAATAACAAAGGGCTTGATGATAGCAATCTCTTTAAACAACCAAGGGCGACAAACCTGGACAGTCTCTTTGACTTCATCAATATTCGCATCGGGGAATTTGTTGTTGGGAGGGCGGCAATGAATGACGTTGGAAATGTAAACCTCATTCGCGTCAAGGCCGGACTCGGCGATAGCTTCACGCAGTAATGCCCCCGCACGCCCCACAAAAGGCTTTCCTTGATATACTTCATCTTTACCCGGAGCCTCACCGATGATCATCAAACCTGCTGTGTGAGAACCGACACCCGAAACTGGCAGGCCGTAACCATCATCAACACAGTCGTCTCCAATGAAGTGAAGCTCCTCGTTCTTATTGAATAGCCAACACTTTTGACACTTGACGGTAGCCAAGCGAATCTGCCACAGGGCTTCACGGGCCTCGTCGCCTTCCAGTTGATAAAGCTCCTCCAGAGACAGATCGGTATAGTCAATAGACCCTGGCTGAAACTCTGACAGTTTTTGATCAGGTATCTTCATTTCTCTTGGCAATGATCTTCTCCTTATGTCCTCTTAACATCTTCATCAGTGTTCGGTCAAGCTTCTTCAGATTAACTCGATCTTCTCCAGCAATCCAAGCATCAAGATTTCTGTATACCTTCTCGATAAAATCCCAATCTTCAGGATAATCCAATAGATGATCGCGGCAAATAGAACTGATCTTGATATTAAAATCATCAAGTATCAATCCCCCGATTCTCATCTCTCGATTCTTTTTTGATCTTGCTTCTTCGAGTTCATACTGCTTAACCGCAGCCAGAATCTCGTCTTTTGGCTCGAATCCCGAGATCCCCTTGATCGAAGCCATGATAGACAGCGCTTCACCGAATCCCACATTGAGATATTCCTTGATGAAATCTATCTTTGTTCCAGATGCGCCGCAAGAACGACACAGAAAGACTCCCTTTTCATTGTTAGCATCAAGGCTCGGACTTGTGTCGCTATGAAACGGACACAAAACCCTCAATTCTTCTCCAGAGTCATCTACTTCAAAGTTGAAATGCAGCAAGATGTCTTCAAAGCTGACACTGTTAATGATATGGTGAGTCAGATGCTGGGGCACCCTTCTCTTATCATTCTTCGGTTGGGCTTTAGGATTCTTCTCTTCGCATTTTTTGATGATTTCGAAGAAGCGAGGCTTCATCAGAGATTATCCTCTACATCGTCAAACTCATATTCATCTTCTCGATGCTCTGCTGCCTCTGAAATGGCATTAAACATCGCAGTCGCAGATTTGTCAGGCTTGTTTCCACCAAGATATCTCTGGACTCTGGCGGTCTTTTCTGCCAGCGGGGCAATCAGGGCCACTTCTGGATCGAAAAGCGCTGGGAATGGGTCGAAATAGCAGTCTCGACCCTTGACCTGATGATACCACATATACATATGCTTAGTATGCTCAGATGGCTTTTGAGGATTAATTCCGATCACATAGTCCGCATGGTCAACCGTTTTCTTAGCGTCCTGAATCATTTCGGGAGTGAAAACGATACTTCCATGATCATCATCATCATTCTTTTCCTGGCGCTTTCTTAAGATCTTCAGACCCTCTCTGTTTATCTGCTGTGCTGTGAAGATCGGCAGTTCATATTTCCGAGCCAGATTGCGCAACTGGATTGTGGCGCGGCTGACGATTTCAAAGTCCTTCTTGCCTCGTGATTCAAATCTATCCGAAAGCTCCATGATTCCCAGGTAATCAACAAAGACAGCATCCGGTGGACGGCCTGCGGCACGAAGCGCTCGAATGCGGTACTCAATCTCTTCGACTGTTTTATTGTCCTGTTGATCGATAAAGATGTAGTAATTGTCTAATTGCTCATTCTGGTAGTCAAGATAGTCCTTGAAAACTTCATACTGATTTGGATCGAGATCAAAGTCTTTGAAGTTATCATAGGGGATGCGCAGGGCACGAGATCGGTCATGCATGCTCATTGCGATCTTGCGAGACATATAGCGAGAAGCGCACTGCCACATCGGCATTTCGTAGGAAAAAAACAGGATGTTCTTGCCCGCTTCGTGAGCAGCGCAGGACCAATTGAGCAAAGCTGTAGATTTACCCTTGTTTACCTCTCCCAAAATGACAATCAACTGAGAGTCGCGATATCCCTTGACCGCCTCATCAATCGGTGGCAACCCTACCGTAACTTTGCCCTGCTTTTCTCTCTTCTGCTTCTCTGCGATAAAGAAATCTTCGATAGACTTGGCATCGCCAGCGACATCCATAACTTTGCTTGGCTCGCCGACTGTTAATCCAACCATTCCGATCTTGTTGACTTCTTCTTTGATCTTTTCATAAGCCTCAACAGGATCGTGCTTTGCAAAGGCATTCTTAATCTTGTATGGAATCTTCGCACAAGAATGCTGGATGTATCTTTCTCGAAGCTCTTCAAGCAAATACTCGAAGTTCATCAAGGGTTCTGGTAAAGACTGGACTTCAGAGAATGCCTTATTGATCCCTACGCGAACAGTTTCTTCCAGGTCCTTCTTTTCGAGTTCATTCTCAAACTCGTCAGGAGTTATGATCGAACCGAACTTGGAGTAAAACTCAACAAGGGTTTTGTAGACCGCCCCGTAGAAATTGTATTTGCCCGCATCATCAGGACAGTAAATGAAATGCTCAAAAACTATTCCAGTGCTGACCGCCGAACGGATATTCTCTTGCCTGCTCAGCATTTGAGCTAAAATCTGTTGTTCAAGTTCTTCTTGAGTTACACTATCATGCTGTTTATTCATCTTCTACTTCACCTAGCTCCCTGCCGAAATCATCGGTGCCCGCTCCCTGAGGAAGAGTAATCAAAAAGGAGTTCTTGATGAAAGACAGGACGCTCGGTCCAAACATTTCTTTCATGGCTTCTTTTGTCAAATTCATTGTCCAGATGATCGGCTTGTTCTTGCTCAACCTCTTAGAGAACAAAACTTCAAGTTTCATTTTGAAATAGTTGTTGTCCATATAGGCGTATTCAGTAGCCCCATCTATGACTATCAAATCACAATAGTTGAAAATGTACTCAGCCATTTGTATGCTTTCAACATTGTTGAAGGATGATAGAGAATCATATAGGACTGGCCAGGGCAAATAATATACACTGTGTGAGAATTCCAACGCGCTCTTCAATATGACCGCTGAAAGCAGAGTCTTGCCACTGCCTTCCAGTCCCCTGAAAACGATACTGTTGGATTCCACCTCATTGCCTTTAGATGAAGGCATGGAAATGACACCACCGGCCAATACTTCTTCAATATTGTCGGTGTACTTCTTGGTCAATTCGTAAGCGAGCGCTTTTTGCTTGCGGTCTTTCGCTGAGAGGCTTTTGCTCTGGGAGTCATTTCGGAGGTCGAAATGTTCCAACTCGTAATCCCAGAATTGACGAGGGAGGTTGATTCTGGTAAATAATTCCTTGATTTGCTCTTCTGCAATGGACTCATTTTCAATGGCGATTCCACTGGGAAGCAATTCATATCCTCTGGACATAGTATCTCCCTGCATAACACAACGCCCCCATGAGGATTATAACCTCGCGGGGGCCAACGGTCAAGCTCGGTCCCGGATCAGGTCGGGACAGCGTGATAATGAGTAATCAATTCCCAGAGCAACCAGATATTCAACACTGGCTGGACCAAGAAGAGATACCAAGCGGGGATGGTCAGATTTGCAAAGCCCTTAGAGCCACCAGAGGCGGCCCCCTTATTTCTTATGACGCGAGCGCGGCTCATTCCCAGAACGGGGATATCATTTTGAGGATGGACCACAGCGGTCAATTGATGAACCATGTAGCAAATGACAATCATCAACGCTGGTAGAAGAACAAGGATGGACAGTGAAATCGTCCAGGGCAATTGAGAGAACAGGATGACTGCCCCGGTCAAAACGAAACTGAAACATCCCGAGACGATCATAAGGCTTTGCCCCATCAAATCGTCACTTTTCAACATCCTTTAGCTCCTGATAATGCTCTGCTGGCTCTCCTGGGTAATCTACAGGACGCCACCAGTCTTCGTCCATTATACCGACATCTTCCCAAATGTCAAGCAATTCCTGTCTCCAGTCCAGTCCGTTAAAGAATTCAGGATAGGGCGACAGGGCAATGCTTTGCTTCGCGATGCGACGCAGAGCAGTAATGTTCTTACTTTCGTGCTGAGAGCGGATAATCTTGTCAACGCTATTAATGACAAATTGCTCATCTTTATTGGCGACTGAAACCATATACGTCACCATGACAGGAATGCCATAAATCTTCAGCATATCTACAAATTTGCTTGTTTTCTTTGATTTAGCCCTGATCTTTTCAATAAAGTTCTCTTCCTTAGGAGTATGGATCTCGGACTCTTGAGAGTCTGCCACATACCTATTGACATACTTTCTGAAAGAAGTGAGCAAAAAGCATCCCGCGTCTTTGATGATGAAAGCTCGGTTCTCATAGCACCAATCCAGAAAGTCTCTGAAGTCTTTCTTGTCGGTACTCATAGTATGCTTAACAAAAATAGACCGAAGAGCCTTAAGACTGGCAAGATCGGTGCTATATGTTACGAGATACTTTTGTTTCGTAGTCCTTTCATAAAGATCAATATAATAATGTAAGAAATCTTTGACACTCCATTCCTCAACCTCTTTTTCTTTCGCAGACGTGGCCAGAATCTGCTGAAAAGTCACTGTTTTAGCATGAGAGTCCCTCTTTACATCATCAGAAACCTTTTGGATAAGGTCCTCAATCTTCTGCGACATCTTCTTCCTCTTCCGGTGTGATCTCATAAACCATACTGATCATATCTGGAAACAACATTTCCACATTGATGATTTTGTCAGCATACGGCAAAAACTGTGCGGAGTGGGTGTTGAAAATCAATTGTCTTCCCTCTCCTTCTGCTCCATCGTCTTCAGGATTCAAAGTACCTCTGAGCATTTGGGCAGCTAGCGGCCTCCTCGCCTTATCTAAGTGCTTAAAAGTCTCATCCGCAAGCAGCGGTCCCTCAAGCCTCGGTTGAATGATTTCAAGCTGAGCGATGGCGAAGGCGGCGCTGACGACATCATTATAACCGCCGCCCTTCTGAGTCAACGGAATTGGTAAGTGCAATCCACCCGTCGCAGGCAATAGGGCTCGCATCGTCGCAATTGATGTATTGCCTCGCTGGCCGTACTCAATTTCCAACCGGTGTCCCTTACCAAATACCAATTCGAGAGCAGAACTTCCTGTTGTCTCAAATATAGTCTTTGATCTTTCTCGTCCTTGTTCCATGAAAGCAAAAACAAGTTCGCTTGCCTTCTGATATGTATCTTTGAGAGAGTTCAGTTTAATGATCTTTTCTTCTGATTCTCGAACGTCTTTCAGGAGATATTCGCGGCGTTGCTTCTTGCTTTTGAGAGACGCTATACTCGACTGGAGTTTATCAATCATCTCCTGGCTGGTCATCAGTCGTCTCCTTAAATTCCTGCTGAACTCTCAGCAATTCTTCTTCTAGCTCGGCTTCCCATTCCGGAAGTTTACTCTTTAACTCCTTCAGGGATATATCAAAGTCTTCTCGGCACTGCTCGATGCATGCTTCTTTTTGTTCATCGAGTTGTGTCTTTTCTCCCTCAAGTTTCGCCTTGTCATTTTCTGCTTTGGAGATTTTCTTCTCCAGTTCTTCAACCTTCTTGATGATCTCTTGTGCGTTCATTTCATTATCCAGTTATTTCTGCTCTGAAAGCATCTCTTTCCATTCAGATTCGACAACTTTCAAAACTTCGTCGTCAGCGCCCATCTTTTCGCACCAGACCTTCAGATCCTCAAGGGGATTATCGGAGATCTCAATCTCCTCGGCCTGTCTGATTTGTTCAATGACCTCAAGAAACTCTCGGCGCTGTTTCTTTTCCTTGCGAACCTTCTCGGCCCCAAGGACATTAAAAACTTGACTTCCAGGCTGTGCGGATTCTAGAGGGAAGTTCTTGTATTTTCTGATAGTGTAATCTTTTTCTTCATCCATTTCGACAATCATGACCTGAACTTGTCGATTGATATTGTGCTTGATCGCTTGCATTCGACAGATCGAGCCAGGGTTGCAGAAAATCACTCCGTCATCTCTTATGATGGGTTCGTAGCCTGGGTGATAATGGCCTGAAATAACCATCTCAACATTTGGGTGAACCTTGAAATCGCTCACGCAAATATGTTTACCCATGAAATCACTACCATCTGGGAGAATGTAGGCATGAAGAGCAAGAATCTTGCAGTCGATATCGCTGTAACCCATAAATTCAACATTATCTATCCAATGTACAACATGAATGGGCAAATCGCCCACCTTGTAGTCATTGCTGATATCAGGAATGATTACGCCCGCCAGAGAAATACTGTAAATGCCGGTCCTCTTGATTGTCTCTGGAGTTCCAAAAACATCATGGTTCCCCACCAGAGAATAGATTGGGAACGGCCAAGGCTTCCTTGGTTGCTCAGTATCGCACAATCCAAGGCAGATTTCAGCAACTCTGTTCCGAATAGAGCCAGAAGGCTCATACTTATCAAACAAGTCCCCCAATAAAACCACCGCATCGCAATGAGTTTTCACGGCAAGGCTTAGAGACTCAATAAAGCAGTTCTCTATGTCCTGCTTATAGTTATCGATTCTATGTGGTGGATTCTTATCCCTCCAGTGGAGATCCCCAACAAACATTACTCGGCTCATTCTAAATCCTCTCGATAACCTTCTTAGCGCTGTCGCCCTTCAAATCTTGCTCACAAACTGGACAGATCTTCAGTTCGTCAACGATAATGGTCAATTGCTTATGCTTCTCTTCCCGAATCTGTGCAATTGACTCATTGATCTTTTCCAGGGCCTCATTGTTCTCTTTGATTCTTGTTCCGACTCGCGTTGCTTTCTTGGAAAGGGTTTCAGCCGAATCAATTCTTTGGGACAATTCAACAAGCTTGCTGATGTCGATATTCGCGACTCGCGTCAAGGCTTCCAGTTTCTCATTGATGGTAACTGTTCTGTCTCGAATGCTTTCTGCTTTGCCCATCAATTGATTAGCTGACTTGACGCGAGTAGCGAGTTGGCTCAAAGCTTCAATATCCTCACTGAATGATAGCAGACCTTCCAAGGAAACGATTTTATCTTGATTTTCATCAGACTTAGTTTCCAGGGAATCATGTTTATCAAGAAGAATTTTGGCCTTCTTGATTTTATCTTCTCGGTCTTTTAATTCCTGGGCTTCCTTCAAGAGTCGTCCGGAAAATTCTATTTCATGACTTGGATCTATGAGCGTCGATAACTCTTGAGTCTTGTCGTCAATATTTGACTGCAAAACCTTGATTTCCGTGACTATCTCACCTCTGGCATGTGTTTTCTTGTTCAGGCGCTTCAGCAAACCCTCAAAATCGTCGATGTTGTTGAATTTATTGAGCAAACGCGAAAGTCCAGCCCCCTGATAAGCCCATGCCAGGGGGCTTTCCATCTGAGGAATGTAGTTGACTTCTAGCTTGGTCTTGTCCAAAGTCAGATGATGAAAACCTAGAACGCTTCTGATTTCATCAGGAACTTCCAGGCCAAAATTGTTGAACTCCAGTTCTTCACCGTCGGGGTCAATCAGGGTATACCTATTGAGAGTTGAATTGAGTTCTTTTGCCCTGATGATAGTATAACCGTTGGATATTTTGATGGTTACGCGGCAGAGAACCTTCGGTTTATCTCCATTGATTTCAGCCATAATGGAATCAGCATCACGCCTAATGAAATCGTCACCGCTAGGCTCATTATAACACGCCCAACGGATAGATCTCTGGATCGCTGATTTACCCGAATCGCTGTCTCCAATGATCATGTTTAATCCAGAGCAGAAATCGATTTTGGTATACTTATGAGACTCGTAATTCTCGATGATAACTTGCGAAAACCAGATCATTCAATCCCTCTCAGCTAGACGTGAAGCCACGCGGACGCCGCTTATGGAGATTATAAGCGATCTCGTCCGGGATTTCAAGCGCGTCGAGATTCGAGACTTCCTCCCGCTCTTTGTGGCGAGCCCTAATCTCTCGGGAATTGGTGCGAAAATACCCGGACATGTCTGGGACGCTAGGATCCTTCCTTGAGGGTCTAGCGATCTGAGGATTTGAAATGTTTCTGGCAGCCTGTTTCTCTTGATTCTGCTGAACGATAGTTTCAACAACTATGCCCATTGGCGAATAGTCAGAACCGTTTTGTTCGATAATCTGGATATCGTCCGAGATGGTTTGCAGCAGGTCAAACAGCTCTTCTTTTTCATTGAAACTATCGTATAAAGATGGGTCGGCTTTGTATACTCCCTCTTTCAGAAATGGAACAACTTCGTAATCTAAGGCATATTCTTGAGCTTTAATCCATCCTTCAGACAGAACATGTCGAAGAACTTTGGTGAAAGCCATGATTGCATTAGGGGAAATAAATTCCGAGGGATTGCCAATTGGCTGCCGTTCCCAAGAAGCAAGGTTGTATTCTGGAAAGAAACCTCCAGAAAGCGGCGCGGTAGCCTCTCTCACTGGAAAGATCACAAGATGGTCCTTGGTCAAATTGATGTTTTGCAGGCTAGACCAGAGCGATTCTGGAACTATCAATTGTGAGTTAACTAGAAAACTAGCCGTGTACAAAGAATCCTCTGAGGATTTATCAAGATAGTCGTCCAGATCTTTGCAGAGGACGTACTTCTTGATAGGCAATAACATTGTTGCCAAATTCGCATCGTCGCCTAACACGTACAGTTTTAGTTCTTCGATTCTCATATAACACCTTTAAAGGAGACACCATGGCACAAACAGTCGTCGTAGATATCGATCAAACAATCGTTCTGGACATTTTAGATGAATTGAGACCACTTATTCAAGGATATCTATCTGAACCAGATGGAGAGGCTCAAACAGAGATCGTCGAACTCTTAAATTCCCTGTATAGTTATGTTGTTAATCGTCCGTTAGCTCATCCCAAACGAAAAATCAAAGCCGGAAGGCTTTGATCCTCAACCTGCTAAAGCCAAATACCCCCGCCATACTGGCTCAGGGGCACTCTTTTCTTCGTTAATAGCTTTGCGTAATTTTTCAATACTGTCTTGCAACATGGAAGCCGCCAGATTTGAGCACTGTCTCAAAACGAGATTTAGATACTCAGTTATTTGATCATCGTTGAACCGATCAACAGAAAAGTCGCAAAACATATTCTCATAGTAATATGCTAGCGACTTTTCTGTCAGTTTCTCAATCCTTAATGAGGTCAAATTGGGGTACTTCCTCGATAAATATTGAAGCAAAGCCATTCGGATGGGATCTTCAAACTTTGAGATACTGTCCCATTCCATAACGCTGAAAACTATAGGTTGATTTTCTTTGGTAAAATGCCACTCTATGATTTTATGTGTCATTATCCTCTTTGATCCTCTTGATGGATTTAGGATTGTCGGATCCATGGAGATTTTCAGACTGCTCCTTTCTGATCCTGATCTTTTCTTCATAGCCAGCTTTCATCTCGTCAGTAACGATTATCTCATCAACCACGATGTTCCAAACGTAGTCACATTCCATACACGTCATTTGTCCTAAACCACTATTAAGTACATAGTTGCTGTGGCATTCGGGGCATTCTTTGGATGATTGTTTGTTTTCTCCGAATCCTGTCTTACTTATATCTTCTTCGATTTCAAAATGTTCAATTGTGTCCAGCATTTTGACTCTGATCTCCATTGGAATCATCTCGTCATCTGAGCCCACAATCGTCGCATTATCGTTGTCAGCAGAATTGCGATAACTCTGCATCATCTCTTCCAATAAATCCTGCTGGAGAGTATTGAGCGGGGCGCTGTATTTCTTTCCAAATTGGTCCTGTACTTCCTGTCCGTCGTCGAGAAGAGCAATATTGTCGTGCGGTGGTTTGGTGCCGGATCTTCCGGTAACCTTTTCTCTCAACTCAGTTTCGGCCATTGAACAGAAATCGCGAATGAAAACAGTGATCGCCTCAGCATTTGATATCGGATCAGACAAATCTGGGATTTCTAAACTTTCAGTCTGTTCAACATATTCGTCAAAATTGGACCAGTATCTCTGCAAGTTTCTGGAAACTGTGCCATATTGCAATGGCTCAGACATTTTCTGGGAAACCAGACTCGACAGGTGAAGAATGAGAGCACTGAAACAAACGTTCTTAAAACTCTCAATGTCGTCAGGAGCAACCAAGCTATGGAGATCATCTCGGTAAAGAATCCAAGCCACCAGATTGTCGCCGTCAGAATAAACTCCACTATCTGGATCGTCACAAACTCTTAGCATCTTTTCATTGAAACCGTACTTATGTGGTGTTTCAAGTTCGTCAGCATCAATCAGGGTTCTGGCCGGATTGGCTGGAGCCTGTGTCAGAACGCTGATAGGCATGAAGCGAACTGCCTTGGCTCGACTGTCATACATCTTCTGACACATTACAATGAATTCGATTAGCATAAATCACTCCTCTTTGCAGGTATCTGCTTTATTCATGGGGAATTATATGGTGGAATCAGGAGGAACAGCCATGGATTTGGATTTCAGAGTCATATTAGAACAGCCTACTAGAAAGGAACAACCCGTCAGTGCTGACGTACAATTGACAGCCGCATACATCCGCGCAATGAGCCAAGGAGACCTTCGACAGGCCCATAAGATTCTTGAAGAAAAAACGCTCATCCATGAAGCTGAGCGCATTCGCCAAGAAGATGAAACTACTGCAATCGAAGATGCTGAGCAGGCAGAGAAATTGACTTTGGTCTCAAGTCTTCTTCTTGAAAACCTTGAACAGGTCAAAACTGCTTCGGTCGAAACCTTGGAAGATACCCTTGAACTTCGCAGAGAACTCTTCAAAATGGTCAGCGCCAATAATAGTTTGCCAGCCAGAAGATTCGTTGTTGCAAACAACTATCTGGAAGATGCCGTGATTGAAAACTCAAACACAAATGCTCCTCTGGTAATGATTATTGAAGCCCTCAGGGATCTTAGCTCTACTCAGGAATAACTTCCCCTCTCAAGCTTTCCAATGCAGAAGATAAATACGGTTCTTCTTCTGATATTTCTGGCTGATAGAAAAGAGACCTGATTTTATTGAGATTCCCCGTCCTTCGTTCTCTTGAACGACGATCTGGTGCGCCTCTGTCTTCTGATCTTCTGTCTTCAAAAATAGGAATCTGAGAGCTGCGCCCCATCGCCTGATCATAAACATGGTTGAAAGAGTTTTTCAGAAACTCCTCACTGATTGGAGGCAAGCCTACTTCCTGTCTCTCTTGGAGAAACAGCCTGAAATATGGCTTGATCTGTTCCCTCAACTCTTCGGGCTTGGCTCTTGCGTTGATCAATTGCTTATTGACAAGCATCTCTAAAAAAATCTGCAATTCGTTGCGAATATACAAAGAGATAATCCCGGAATAGACAGAGTAATGAGACATCGGGGCCTCAGGATCTCCTCCGAATTTTTTGTTGAGCAAATCCCAAGTGCTTTGCTCTTCGTCGAAAATACGACCCAGATCCAAATCCCCCTCGTCCAGTTGAGAGGTTTTGATAAGGAGATCAGTTAGGCAGTGATGCCCATCGCCCTCGAATTGCTTAGCCTGTAGCAGAAAATAAGTAATCATATTCATGGTAATATTCGCATACCATGAATTAATCTCCTTCTTCACTCGATTTTGGATAAATCTCTATTCCTAGGCTGCAATCGGCCAACGCTTCCGAGATTGTCCTGTACCCAGCCGAGATTTCAGACAACTGACTCGACATGTCCTTCTTCATTTCGGACAGCAGAGCAACCTGCGTACACAGCAGCATCAGTTCGTAATTCTGATCGGTCTTTGCAAGGTCATAAATATCGATCAATTCATCTGGCCCAAGCTTCGGCAACTTCTTGCTCATCTATTCTTCTCCTCTTTTTTGAACAACGATATCAGTATCTATCAACTCTGCATGGTCTTCTATTTCGTCCAGTGAAATCCCAAGCACTTCAACAACATCTCCATTTCTAACGTTTCTCTTCAGATTGTCTGTCAGAAGGCTGAAGTATTTGTCTTTTGATTTTAGTCGCGTCCAATAATCATCGATGCGATCAACCTTGGCTAGAAATCCTCGGGATATTCCTTTGCAAAATCTGTCCAGATTGGAGTTGAACCCACACTTTTTGCAGCGAATTCCCTTGATATTGGCTGAAAAAACATGTTCTGCTGTAGTCACAACATCAAGTTCTTGTGACGAAACACATTGAACTCCCAAACAAAGATCTGCATTCTCCAAAAAGATATAGAAGAATGCCCCGTGCTGGCTGTCTTCTCCGCACACGGGGCATTCCAGGGTCTTCAGATGCTTTTTCAGATAGTCTTGGAGCGGTACAATTACAGGCGGCGGTTGCAAAGAACCTGATATTTCCTGTCCTGATCTAACTCTCATGACTCCATTATATGCTGTCAGGTGCAGGAGGTTCTAGTCCATTGTCGGACAAAATCTCCAGGAACTTCTGCTTGGTGCCCAATGGCTCACCGAATGGAACCTCATTCCGGACCATGACAGCTTCAATCTGATCGGAATCCAAGCTTTCGACCTTCAAAAGATCATTGGCGAGATCTAAAATCGCAGCCTTGTGAAGGGAGCAAATTTCGACGGCCTTCGCCATAGCTTCATCGCAAATCATGCGAAGCTGTCCCTCTTCGTCCATCGTCCGCTGAGCCTTGTAATCCTAGGAATCGCTTTCTTGACCTAAAGTGGCAACAAAAGATCCGCGAGCGAAGCCCCAATGATTAACGAACTGCGAAGCTATCTTGGTCGCCGATGCCAAATCATAGCCCGAACCAGTGGTCAACAAGTCTTTTCCAAAGAAAAGCTGCTCAGCAATGTATCCACCGTAGCCGATAACCATTTCTCGGAAAAGAATGTCCCTGGTATAATACGAATTATCACGCCAAGCGTCCTCAACATAACCGCTGTTGTTCGCATTTGGCGAGAAAGTCGTTGCTTTGATTGGTTTATTGCCCAGGGAATATGCGATGACAGCGTGGCCAGCTTCATGAATAGCAATGTTCACATGTTTATCATCGAAAATAGGTCTGCGCAACTTCTCAATATTCAGGCTGGCATAATAGCGACGCTCGTGGATATTCCCACTCTCGCAATATACCACCGCTTTAACTTCTTCGACTTTCTTTTCGTAAGAGAACTCAATGCGAGTTACTTTTTCACCCTTGAACTCGCCGTCACCACAGAAAATCTCTGTCTGAATGCGAGCGACAACGGGTTCAATGAATGAACTCACGGTAGTTAAGACCGGCCTAACACCTTGACTCGGGAAAACACCCTCGTCGTATAGGATGTCTAGCACCGTCTGGGTAAACACAAGCTCAATATCAGAAATCTTGGAGTAATACTCCTTGATACGATCAAGGTCTTTGAGGATGATGTCCTTGTAGTTCTGGCTGGTAAAAGCCAAGTAAATCAGATGGTTGTTGCCGAACCTGGAAATCTGCTCAGGACGGAATCTATCCAATAATGCGTCCTTGACATCAGGAACAGTCAAGTGCTTCGACCAGCGGTGCATATCATCTGCGGATGCGTCCGGGTTTAGGTCACGGGCAGCAGAGTAAAGCTCGTCCAAGTTTCCACAGACCATAATTGCAGACTTTGTGAAATCCATGGTGATCTGCTTATCTTGACCAGCAAGCTCCTGAAGTAATCCCTGAACGATAATGCCAAAATCTTCAGATCTCAATCTGGCGAGATAATCGTTCAACATATCCGACTTCTTCAAAAAACCTAAAGCAGACTTTACAGTGTCGAGATCCAAAGTGAACTCATAAGAGTTGACCAGATCCGGCTTGTACTTCAGGACAAACTTAGAAGATTCGTAGGTTTTCTCTGGGTCTCGATTCTGCCAACCCGACCAAGCATCTTCTAGGTTGTTCATAATCCAGTAATGATCGTAAGACTTATTGATCGAGATCTTGCCGTCAGAAAGCAAAGACCATAAAGCCCTAATCGCCGATGATTGGCTCTCGTGACCACTTTCGTTAATCGTCCTCGCAATATGAATGTCATCAAGTAGAATGATGAATTGTTCGCCTGATTTCTTTTGGAAATTCGAATGCAACGAGTAATCAATGCGTTCCGCATCGGTGAACGAACCAACATCCGTCTCGATGATTGGGATCTCCAATTCATTCGCCAAAGAACGGATCAAAGTTGTCTTACCTGAACCGGTCATCCCCCACAAACAGTTGATACAAGGACGGATTTGAAGCTGAGGAAACAAATACCATGGTGTGATGTTGTATATCAACCGCTCGATGATGTTGTCTATCCCGATGTACTCACGCTTTAGCGCCAATTCGGCTTCATGGAGTTTGGCGATGGCGGCGGCAAGATCGCGACGGCCAAAATTGGCTTTATTGATATCGTATTCAAGATAAACTTCGCTGTCCTCTTCATCCTCATCGTCGTCGTCGAGAATGTCAGGCTCTTGGTCTAGTTTCTGTTTCTTTTTCTTCTCGTCTTTTTTGCCCATGGTCGATTTCTCCGCTCGGAATCTCATCTGAGAAGCGATTATAACAGCCTGGGCCTTCCCTGTCAAGCGATCCTGTGATATAATGGTCTCATGAGCACGAAAGAAGAGGTTGATCTTGAATTCGAACTGGCTGAGGCTTTCCAGAATTTGATTTCAACAGGGTTTGAAGAATTCCAGATTCTAGCAATTCTCAGATTCGTTGAAGCATCAATGAGGGCCAAAGAGGTCATTCCCGACGAAACAAAGAGATGGGAGTTGATGTCTACAATTCTGAGAAGGTTGTTTCATGGAAAATGATATTATAGTTTCCCTGTAAATTGAGTCATGGATTCCTACATGCTTGTATTTGGGTGCAAATTCTGAGAATGGTCAGAAAGTCTATAAATTCGTGATAGGGGAGAGTATAATGAGGGCCAGAGAAATTGCGGGCGAAATCGCGAAGGTGTACGAAGAATCTCCAGTACGGGTGCGGGTTCTACTTCCTCTTCAGGAAGTAGAATTGGAAATCATCAGGGTTGAAGTCGAGGGCAAGGGGATAGATAGCGAGGTCTATTTAATCTGTCCCCCGGCGATAGAGGTCGTCCGAAGCTAACAAAAATAGGAGAGAGCGAATGCGCTTCATCATAGCAGGCAGGACAGAGGCAGGTAAGATGCTCCTGAGCACAACGATTGCCCCAACCATCGGAGCGGTTGTCTCGATTGGTTCACCAGGAGACAAAATTCCTGGCGGCGTTTTCAAGAAGCCACATCTGATAATGGAATTCGATGATGTCCCCGAAGGTGTAGAAACTTTCTTCGGAAAACTTGTCACGCCCCCCGATGAACGCGACATTCAGCGGCTGATCAATAGCGCTCCATCATTATTGGCGGCTGAAGGCAAGGTCTTGTGTCACTGTTTCGCTGGCATTTCCCGATCCAGTGCGGCGGCATACATCCTGAACGCCATTAGTAAAGGACACGGCCGCGAAGAAGAAGCCCTAGCTGAGTTGAGGCACGAGTTTCCCCATATTCACCCTAACAGACTTATGATCAAAATCGCCGCAAGACTTATGGAATGGCCAGAGTTGTTGGAAATATACAATAGGGTATTTGGCAGGATTTAGCGATACTTGATCCAAGCCAGTGCGGACGTTTCCAAACCTTTTCTTGTCACATGAAGGGGATCATAGATATGTGTACACACTATGTTGAGAAAAAGGAAGTCTCGCATGGCAAGGATCAAGGAATCATCACTTTCAATGGCTTCTTCCTCTTCAACGCTGACAAGAAAACATTCCCTGGAAGAGTTATGTTTAAATCCAGCATACCAACGACCATTGATAAATTGCTTCGTAGGGCGAAAAGAGCGCATTGGATAATGAGCCCTCATAAAATCTAGCAAAATGATATTGCTTGGGAAAATAAACTCTTTGCCCGTGCTGGTCCTGCACCATTCGTCGTCTTTCAAGATCAAATCAAGACTGTAATCGAACTCTGCCATACGATCCACTTAGTTGAATCATATAGCAGATCCCTTTAATACCTTGGCCGGTCGTCCATGTCAATGGCGCGGATATACTTTAGCGGGATATTATTGTGGAAAATCACTGTATCTTCAGAATATTCATCAGAAGAAACGCTATCATCATAGAAATCCTCGATGCCCAACCTATAAGCGATGCTTCGTCTCATTTCCGCTGTATCTAACGGACCTTCCTTGCTAACCTGAGGAGTATAAGCATCGGCAATCATCTGGCCTACATCTATTTCTAGAGTCACTTCGCCATAGGAATCTGTATCTCCGGGATTGTAGCTAGCAAAGATTGCCGCGCCAGTTCCTCGATTATACAGCCCACGAGTTTCATCTTTAATGCGAAGCTCTCCATCTTGTTGAATTTCCTCCCAGTTTTCTTCTGTCGTCCCATGATAGACCTTTCCGCCACCCTGCCAAAATTCCTTATTGAAATCTGGTTGTGGTGAATACTCTTCTAAACTGTCTTCCCATAGATCCCAAATCCATTGGTGGGCATCTTTGGGATCTGGGAACTGCAAATCATCAATAACATAAATTTGACCATTGTAGTCGTAAGCTATAACATCTGGAAAAACAGTTCGGACATTGGTTGCTCCCCATTTAGCTAAAATCTGTTGAATGACATCTATGCCTCCCGGAGAGTATTCAAGATCCTCTTCCAGGTTCAGAGGAGCGTCGTCGTCGTCCTCTATCTGTGCCATTTTGAACAGCATTCGATCAACCAGTCTATGACAACCCAATTGCTCCAGATGAGCAGATCTCCTCAGATCAATAAGCCCTCGTGAACACGCAGCGCTTTCTTTTCGAAACTTAGCACCCATGCCTCACATATTATCTCGAACAGTCAGTTTTCCCTTCAATCGAAGCAAACCCTGATATGCTTCATAACCTCTGGGCACTGATCATTTAGCTCCGACCACATGCGCTGTGCCACCCCACGATATGATAGGTGCCCTTGAGGTTTCGACCGGAGTTCAATGAAATGCCCAGCTTCCCTCAGATTCCATTGAATCAGAGTTCTCTTTCGATAGGCCATTGGTAAGCAGTAAGAAGCGGTGTTCATCAGACCCGAGTCGTAATCAACAATGTCGTGATAGAGATTCTTTGCTTGGGACATAAGCTGGTCATAGCTGGAAAGCTCTTCCCCCGCTTGAATCCCGAGCGGATAATCGTACCCCAAGCCAGGGTTGAAAGGCTCATTGATTTGAGTACACATTCTATGCCTCTGAATGTCCCTGAAAGCTCCGTAATCAACGGAGATTTCAGACGAGCAAGGAATTATCTCAAACTCTCTTGGCAAGCGATCATGTGGTCCACGATGCTCCATGATCTCATCCAACATTCCCATCGGAGGCTGAACAATGTCTTCAAATGGAGAGAACTCATAACCATAAAGAAAGGCTGTAATCAAGGTTTCCAAAACAACATCAGGATCGATGTCAAAATAATGAAAGTTAGAGGGCAAATTGTCCCAAGCATATCCTCGGGCGTAACTTTTAACAATCTCTTCTATTTTGATCAGGAACTCATTTTCATCGGCATAACGGATTAAGGTGGGACAAATCTTCGTCGATTCAGTCTGAATGTCAATCCCCAATTGTTGAACTTCTGGGAGATTATAACTCTTCATTTTGCTGACCATCCAGGCTATATTTCGGGCATTAGCGGTCAACCCGACATTGGTTAAAGTCGCGGCTGGTAGCAAATATCTGGCAATGTCACAGGCCATTCCATTGATCTTGGAGGAGTACAGGCGTTCTGACATATCGCCCTTCGGAAAGCGTGCCGCAATTTTCTCCCTTAATCCGTCGAGATAAGAAGTGTAGGCCGTCAATAGTTCTCCGCAGAGGTCGTGGTATCGGCCAGCGAAGGGCGTCCCGTCAAGTTCTGGGGCTTTGAAGTATGAATCCTTATCGAACTCAACATAACGAGTTGATTTTTCGGTGTAGCTACACAGGCGATTGTCTTCCAGGGCCTTCGTTGCCAGGATGGAGATGTTTTCAATGCCAAGGCTCAGAACAGCATGCTCAGCAACGCTCGAATGCGCATAGCCAACAACCCATTTTTCGTGAAACTTAGCCGCTTTTTCTTCAAGGGATTGGAGGCCCAAGGAGCTTTCTGAATACTCTCCGGTTTCTTCCAAAACCTCAGCCAGTGTTTCCTTAAGGCTTTTGGGGCTGCGGCTATAATAGGCAAAAAGAACAGCCCTGACTTCTGGTGGGAGATTTATCAGAGCAAAAACATTACCTTCAGTATTTGATAGATATCGTGTCAAATTGCTATTCATTGGGGCCTCCTCGATTGGCTCTTTTCATTATATGCCCAACAGCCCGAGCCAGACGAAAGAAATTCGGCGGGCTCGCCTATCGGCGGTTATAATGAGGTCAGCCCGGAGGCAATGAATGAATAGCAAGCACAAATTCTCGATCTGTTTTTTCCGCGACTATATGGTAGAAAATGAGGATGTTTTCTCAGCCGATTCGGAAGAAGAAGCAGAAGAGAAATGCTATGACGAAAATGCAACTCTTGACGATATTGAAGTTTTCAGAGTCGCAGAATTAGGCGACGGTTCCTATATGGTGGAGTATAGCTATTGGGCATACGAAGATGACAAATGCGAAATCGAAGCCTATGATGAAGAAGAAGCTGTCAAACTCTTCCATGAGCGCCACTCATCATTTGATATCGAAGAGTTCGACATCAAAAGCATCTCTGATTTGGGGTCAGAAGATCATTTCAACATGAAAGATCTGGAAGCTAAGGGTCAGATGAATCTTGATCTTGATCTTGATCAGGGAGAATGAAATGATTTATGCCGACTGTCTGGTCGGTAATCATAAGCTCATTGCCCTTTTTGCCCATACTTCCGATGGAATGGAAACAACGGTCGTGAGATGGTGCGAAATCTGTGGCTCAGTTGTGGTTGATTTAGATTGTGACGGCAGAATTCTTCCTGGCAAACTGATGAAGATGCGCAGTCCAGAAATCGCAAAGGTCAAGGATTCGAGAGCCCCAGGCGATCCAAAGCCAAGTCGATCAACTGATTCGCATCAGTGATTCCGGTTTCAACAAAGACTTCTTGAGCTTCATTGATGACCTGTCCCATCTCTGGTCCCGGCTGGAAACCCCTGGCGATCAAATCTCGTCCTTGAACGATTGTCTTTTGGCCTTGAACGCCCTCTGGCAATTCTGGGGCCGTGAAGATCTCCTGGATGACAGGATCATCCTCGGACGCTGCTTTATCAGCCATATGCAAAACTAACAATCTTTGGCGGATGCGCTCGCGTTCCTCTGCATCTGGTCCCATGGATTGATGGAAGCGACGCAAAGCTTTGCCGCTCATTCCCTCATTGGCGAAGCCCAAAGGTCGCATGTGCAAAGAGACAGTGCCTTCCATATCTCGGATCAAACGGTCGGGCAATTTCAGGCGGCGACCGATTTGTCGAATGGTACTAGCTTCATCGCCTTCACCTTGGCCGATGCCTTCGTGGCCGTGGAAGGTGAAATACGGCTGTCCTTCAACTTGCTGCTTGTGGATGCCTTTGCCGACATCGTGCAGCAAGGCGTCCCACCGGATATCGCTAGGAGGGGTTCGATCAACAACCTCCAAGATGTGTGAAAAAACGTCGCCTTCTGGATGGTGTTCTGGATTCTGCTGGACCTGATCCAACTCCGTGAACTCAGGAATGATCGTTTGCAAGACGCCCAAATCTTGCATCATTCTCAAGAACGTGGAAGGATGCTGCGATTCGAAGGCTTTGTCGATCTCCATGACGATGCGTTCGATGGCGATCTCGCCACCTTCAACTTTGCGGTCATCGAATTTGATGCTGCGGATCAACTCAGGGGCCATCATCTCCATGGCCTGCCAAGTTTGAGGTTCGATTTGGAAGTTCAACCGAGCAGCAAAACGAGCAGCCCTGATGATGCGCAACAGGTCTTCCTGGAAACGCTCCGAAGGATCACCAACGCAGCGGATGACATGATTGTCCAAATCTTGCTGACCCTGGAAAGGATCTCGGATGGCCAAGTCTCGCCCCATAGCCATCGCATTGATCGTGAAATCGCGGCGAGACAAGTCCAAATCCAATGCTTGCAAAACTTGTTCTGGATTGTTTTCATCAACGTCGATGAATTCAACATCAGCTTTGTGGCCGTGGCTGGCAACGTCGATGCGGAACGTGGTGATCTCAAAGACTTCGCCCTGAGCAGACGTGAAGACAGTTCCGTGTCTCAAGTCGGTTTCTTTGTGGACGGGGTATCCGGCTTGTTTCAAACGACGGATCACTTCTTGGGGGTTGACAGGTGTACACAAATCGACATCGTGAGGGGTTTTGCCCAAGCCCAGGTCACGAATGCAGCCGCCAACGCCGAACAACTGAGGCAAAAACGGGAAGAGATCCAAAACTCTCTGGATCTCTTCAATTGCCCCAGTTTCCATCGCAGCTTCTTTCAGCCAAGTGTCCACTTGCCTGTGCATTCCGGCCCTTTCCCATCTCTTCAGCATCAGCATTGTGTTGAAGATTTCTCAAACTATCTCAGAAAACCGTTCATTCTCCCCCTTGAACAGCAATTATCTCAGGGGTCAATTCGCTCATTGGCCTCAATTCATGAACTCCACAAAAATGTCTATTGCCATACCCTTTGAAGTCTCTCATCTCAGCGATATCTTCTGAAATGCACCAACCCACAAGAACAACAGCGTCATTCTTTTCCTTACCATTCGACATTCCGCAAAAAGCCTGAACATAAATCCAATCATGATAGAACTCTTTACTTGGAACCACCATGTTGTATCTGATAGCCTTTGCATCTTCTTTCAGCCGTGTGCATTTGACATCTATGTCAATATGCTTTTCTCCATCAAAAAAATCCTGGCCATCGTCTCCACGATGCGGAGTGGCGTTGCGTTTCGCTCTGGACTTCTTGTAAAATTCGAAGCCTCTATCTCCGAAAGCAAACTTGTGTAGAGCTAATTCTCCCATTTGTCCGACCACCTGATCGGAGCTGCAAGTTTTACTTCGGTCGGCTGAACTGCGGACTTGTGAGTTTCCGCCCAAAGTCGCCTCTCCAGCGTTGCTGTTTAGTTCTTTCAGTTCTTCTTCGTTGAATTTGATGACAACGAAATCATCTCTTTTGACCATGCTAATCACCACGCTCATTATAACGGGAATTGGGATCTCCGTCAAGGGAATCATCGAATTCCTCTCAACGACAGGGAAGTTGCGGCCCGCCTGAGAATAGATCAACATCATGAAGTTTCTGAAGTTCTCAGCCATGACAGATGAAGAAAAACAGGAGATGTGGAATGACGCCGTTCAGGGCGAATGGTGGATTTCTCCTGATGGCGATGCCATGTACGCAGATGGTGATTCTGGAGATTATGATCACGAGTATTATGTTCGCCAAGAAATCATGCATAATCACGGACTTTATGAAGATGAGTCTGATGAAGATATGTATCAACAGATTCTTTACACTGTAATGGGTCGGGAGAATGCAAACAGAGATTTTAATCAACCAGTCCTTCCAGGAATTGATCTAACAGAAGAAGAGCAAGAACAAGAAGAATCTCCGAAGTATCAAATGATGATGATGGCCTCGCCTCAGCAGAGACAATACATGGAAGATCTCTTTCAATCTGGTAAGCGAATTCTGGGAGATGAGACAATAAATCCAAACGATTATGCTCTCTGGAATTTCACACCGGAAGAGACAGATATTTTTACCGGGAAGGGAGACTTCAGAAGATACGCCATGGAAAAATGGGGGTGGAAACGAGTCATCAATCGAGATGTTGAAACATGGACTTTGACTGGTAAGGATTTGAGGGCCATCGCGACAGGACTTTTTGAAGGTTTTGATATGAGCCTCAATGAAAACGCTCAATTCAACATCGAAGTCGGTTCAAACGGCCGATCTTATTGGGGTGTTCCTTATTGGGTCCTCGATGATGGCAAACCAGCCGCGTTGCAACCATATCGCACGGGCGCTCAAGGACAAATCCTCTCGAAACATATCAAGTATTGGGAACGCACGAGCGAGCACCATCTTGTTGATCAACTTTATCATGGCACAATCCATGAAGATTCCCATAATTTATGGGGTCAAATGCCCAATCCAATTCAAATGGAAAAACAAGGTCACCATCATATGGTTGACCAATGGCTTAAAACATCTGGTAGCCTTGATGATATCTATCAAGAAATTCACCAACCTCCGAGACACGGGATAGAAAGAAAAGATGCTAGGCAGTATGCGAGTCAGTTCATAGAGTTTGTCAAAAAAACATTCCCCCAAATGATCGAAAATGCATGGATTGTTGGAAGCCCAGCAACAAGCACAGAGGGAAAAACCAAGGACATAGATGTTTTGCTAAAAATGCAAGGACATTGGAACGATTGGGGGGATGATATAAAAAGAGATTTCATCGAGACTCTTCGATGCATAGTTGATTCATCAACTATGGGCGAATATTATGATGACGATGACGAAGAGAGTGGCATATCTTCTTTGCAAGATCTTCCATTCGATGTCTTTTTGATGGATGAGAGCGGTGCCCTGGTATCATTTGATCCAGATTATTATGATTTTGAGAAAAGTTTAGACGATCCTAGTTCTCTAGATTTTGAAGATCCCAACTATCCGGTTGAGGATAGAGAACGATTTCCGTCTATATTTCCAGCCATCAACAATAATCCAATGACCCCCTTACCAGAATCGGTTATCCCCGCTGGATGGGCATTCAAGGGCATTCAACGTCCAGAAGCAGAGATTGAGATCCCTTGGAAGCAGAGATCGGTCAGACAACTATCTAAAGCTCCCGAATACTGGGTAAGAACAGATCCTGGCAGACTTCAGAGGTATTTTGAAGGCAACGAGGATTCTGCTTTAGCTTTACCTAGAGATAGAAGGACCGGTGTCGCAACACTATGGGGAGAAGGTAAAAAAAGAACAGGGGTGTGGGATATTAATCAAGATGAATATTCCGAAAGATTCAATCGTCTGATGCATCAAATTAAAACTCCCAAAGATTACTATTCCATTAGAGACCTTGAGCGAGAGGGTCAACATAAAATAGTGGATCGTATGTTAAAAATAGCCACTCGATTCACTGCGAAGAGAATTCCATCGCCAAAGGGATTCTGTTAAGTTTTTCATCATCAATAAAAATCCCAACGTCCATGCTCATGGCGTCCACATTGGACCGTTCATTAATAACATTTTGAATGGCTTGCAATCAGTTGTCAAGTCCAATGGCTTCTTTCAACATGATGTTAACTAAGGAACAACTGTTCTTTCTTCGCAATGGATGTTGATTCTATCTTTCATCATACAATCTAACTTTATTTCTGTCAAAATCTTCTTTAGGGATAGGGGGAATGCTGGCCTTACCAACGGCAAAAGCAGAAATAACACCCAATCCCCTCAAAACATCATGGCGCAGCATACCAACAAGATCCCGTGCTAGGCTAAGATTAATTAACTCTTCTCGACCAATATCCTCATCTGAAAAAAGTTCAAGGTTTGAAGCAATATCATAATCGTCCAAATTCTTGAATTGTTTTCTTAGGAATTCGAGCAATTTATCAAAAGCCAGAGCTTTATCTTCTAACGCTGCTATATTTTGAACTTTAACCTTTTGCTTGTCATCCATAAATTTATCATCATAGATATAGTTTGAAATATCCTCTACCATATATTCTATAATATTATCTTTGTACGTTTCAATAAATTCCCTGTTTATCATATTATGGTTATAATCAGAACTCATCATTTCAGAACCATACTGAACCAGTTGGTAAACATAATCTTCGTCTGGCATAATATCTTCAAAAGAAGAGTTGAACTTTACCACTCCTGGATGATGCTCATTCCTTAAATATTCCCATATTATTTGAGCCACTTGCTCTGGATATAATTCATAATCATTCGGCTCCGAATTTTGCATATTTTTCTCTAAAGCAATCTCAAATTTTTCATAGTCTTCCTCGCTCGCATCTATGATCTGTTCTTTTGACCACCCAATCATATCCAAGTATCCATTGATTTCAGAGATAACATAACCATACTGCATCCCTTGCACACCTCCACCCGCATATTCTTTTGCAATAGCAGGATTCATTCCAAAATAAATGTTCTCTGGGAAATATGGTGTATTAAATCCCCCAAACATTGGAGTCTTTTTAGTACCCAATCCAGTCTCCATTATTTTATTAGATACAGGGGAACCATGATATAATGGACCAAATCTATAATCCTTAAATCCCTCTGGTAATAATCTCAACCCCTGCTCTCTTCTTTGTTCCGGAGTTAGCTCATATTCCTGGGGGTCAAAAAGTTCCATCTGATTAGCCAACCTCAACCAATGGTCAACCACTCGATGTAAACCTCTTTTTTCTAGTACCTTAATATTATCCCATATGATCATTATCCTACCGCCATATAGTAATATTTACCAAAATATGGAATATAACCAGCAGTCGTTTTACTTATTTTATACCCCATGGATTCAATATACCTTCTAACAATATCGCTCTGCAAAAATCTAAATGACGTATCTTCCTTAGCTTCAAAAATAATAGGCAATCCATGCTTTTCCATCAACTGACCTAGCATTTTGATCACCGAAAACATGTATTTTACCCCAAGTTCCGGAGGCATCCCCAACCACTCAACCCGTATCGCGTTAGACCCATCCTTGCCAATATCTCTCAACACTTCTTGAAAATAAGGATCCATACTCTCAAAATCATGGACCTCCAAATTAAGCCTGCCAATCTGATATGACATTGTACCATACTTATTTTTAAAATCTGTGTCATCAGGTCGCGACTCTCCCTCATAAATATCATAGGAGGAATCATAGCCGCTAGGGTGATCTGTCTCTCTCAAATCTTCACTCCCCCACCTCTTGTTCAACTCAATAGTAGCCAAATGCACCAAACGATCAACCAATCTATGTTGCCCGCTTCTCTCCAAAGACTTCAATTGATCTACCCTCCTCCTCTCGTAAACTTCTCGATAATGTGGAAAACGACTCTGCATAGCACCAATGACTGCCCCCTGATGCGCCTCCATTAACCCAGGGATTTGATTGTAAAAATACTGAAACATTCTGAAAAAAAGAGAAATAGCATCATCAATAGAATGCCTCGGATTAACGCTCTCCTTTAAATAATAATAAAGCTCAGCCCCAACCGATTCTACTTCCCTTGAAGATAAGAAATATTGCCGTGCCGTCGCCAGTCCCTCTGGCGTACCTAAATCTATTCCCCGACTACTATCTCTATTGAAAAAAGTATAAGGAGCTTGCATCGATTTCCAAGAACGAGCCTCTTGTATGATATGAGTGAATTCATGAACAGTGTCCATCATGAACATCAGTTTCAATCGATCCTCTATCTCTTGTGTAAATGTCCCATCCCTAATGAACTCTAGAACTTTTCTCCGATCTAAATAATATGTCGCCCGATTTTCATTGACATCCGAACTGCTCACAAGCCTATCAATAGGATCTTCTTCCCGGACTATCAACTGCACACTGAAAGGAAAAGATTTTTTCCCAAATTCAACTATGAAACTTTGAGAAATTAAAACAAAACTTCTGGCCGTCTCTATTCTGTTGACAATTCGTAGACTAGGCGAAGTATACGCAATCCTAAGCTGTTCTATAAAATCATTCCATAACTCATCAGCCTGACGGCGTGCTGCTTGATATAATGATTCTCGCCCTGCTTCCCTCTCCATAACAACAATTTCTCACATCGAACAAGAATATCCTGCCAAACCTTTCACCAAGCCCTAACATTCACCAATATCTCTCGATCATCTAAAGGAAAATCATCCAATTCGCCATCAACAAAGGTTGGACCAGAATGCGCCTCTTCAGAGACGACATCAACATCGAATGCAACGGCGACTTCTTCAACGCCAAAAAATATATCAACTCAGAACTCAATCAGGATGGCTTCAAATCCGTCACCATCCAACTCCCCAACGCATCCTATCAAACCAATCTCGAATATTTCATGAATCATTGAAATGCGGCGAAATCTTTCGTCCTAATCTCGTCACCCATTCAATGCAAACAACAACAACCGATCAACAGGTTTATGTCGCCAGTTTTTCTACCAAGTCTTCAATATATCCATATCTAGAATCATTAAATTTTATTCCTCAATCAAAGACAACAATAACTGATTTATCTACCTCCTTCTACTCCTGCACAATAGCTCATTCTGCCCCCCCGCAGGCTTCAACCCGACTTGTGCTTCTGAACTTCTTTATCGCCCGTCTTCTCCTATATGAATAACTGCAATAAATCAGGATTGTCTATCCTCATTCTCGTCTGAAAATATTCGTTCTTGCCATGATAAATCTCCGAAACAACACTGCGCTGCGCCGATGTCAACTCATCCATCCGAACCGGCGCATGAGTTTCTCCACCATCAAACGTGTTGAAAGAATTTCTCCAAAATGATATCCATCCACTGCTTTGCAGGATTGCCTTGTACATGTAATCAGTCGTCTCAATATCTTCTGAAAGTTCTAAAGATCCTAGGGCGCTGCCATACTTCCCTTTCAAAATTTCATACGCCCAATCATCATGAATATTTTCATAAATCTCATAACACCGACCATCAGGTGCGATAAACCCAAAATCCAAATCCGCAGGATCAACCCTCATATAACCATCAGTCACATAGTTCTCTGGAATCAAATCAGCCTCAGGTCCGCTCGGAGCAAAATCAGACTTTAATCGACGACCCAAATTTAAATCCAGCGGCGCAGGCTCTCGCCCCATCGTCTGCAACACCCCAGGAGGATTGTCAAGATAATCTCGCTCCCTTTGCTGCTCTGGAATCAATTGCGGCGAATCTAAATAATCTTTCCGCCCGTTCAACGCAAACAACAGAAGCCGATCAGCCCCCCGATGATATCCTAAGCTCTCCAGTGATAACGCTAACTTGATCATCTTCATCCTATCGCCATTACGTGTAAAAGGCTACCATTAAAAACAGGCTTGCTGATTTGATATCCCTTCGCAGCAATGTATCTTTGAACAATTCCGCTCTGCAAAAATCGGAAAGATGTGTCCTCCTTCGCTTCAAAAATTATCGGCAATCCATGCTTCTCTATTAAACCTTCGATCATATTGATCACCGAAAACATATATTTCGTACTAACCGAAGGAGGCATCCCCAACCAATCAATACTGAGCGCATCAGAACCAGATCTCCCTATCTGCTTTAATGCTTCGCTATATTTAAAATTCTCCTCCAAATCTTGCCACGTAACAACCGATAAATTAAGTGTTCCTTTGGGAGACCCTACTTCTCCATCCGCCATCTCTTCATTGCGAATATTATATTTGTAAGTGCCAACACTAAAATCCTGATAATTATCAGAACTTCGCAAATCTTCCAGAGCCGTCCCAGGATCCAACTCTATCCCCGCCAAGATCAAATCAATAACATAGTGCTCCCCAAATCGCTCCATTTCTAATGCTAAACGAATCATCATGATTGCTATTTAGACAAATTCAACGAAAACCCTTCATATGACATCCACAAATCGAAGAAAAGGAATCAACACCACAGCCAGGGAAATTATGACTATGCTCATAACTCTGGAAAAATCTGGACAATTCAAGAAGGTGGATAAAATCCTCAAACTCGCCGCGATCGGCACCGGCATTTGGATCTCCCCCAATGGAAAATCCTTCATCGCTGGCGACTGGCACGGGGATTTCCTAGCCAACAACGCCGAAGAACTCAATCAATGGCTCAAGACGGCTGTAAGATTCCCTGTCGAACAAAATTATCTTAATAATTATCTGTCAAGTCCAGATCCATTTCCTTATACTCATCAACTAGAAGAATACTTCGAAAGTCGAGGGATTCAGCCAGAAAACTTCGATCCCGAAGAAGCTCATGCCTGGTTTGAAACGGCCACACCAGAACAGTATGATGATTTTACAAAATGGCTCTATGATGAAAATAATCTTGACCAAGCGATGGACTATTTCGGAGCACCGCAATCATCTCTAAGAATAGAAAAGAAAATCACAACTCCGATTTGGATGATTCATCTGACCAATGATGCCGACAGAATCGAAGATAAAGGTTTCGAATATGGTCATCCAGACTACGATGGTATCCATCTAACAACCTGGAAGAGCGATAAAAGTAGAAAGTCTACTCCAGGATATAACTTTGCTTTTCCTCTCCGTTCTAGAGATGCGGATGCTGCTTTACGCCAAAGGAAATATGGCAGTGAAGCGGTCATCTTTAAAGGCACAGGCATTCAGGTTTATCATTCGGGAGATGAAGAACAACAAATCATCTTCTGGGGGCCTTCGGTTGATCCCGCCAGTATCTATCATGTCAAGAAAATAGATGATGGTTGGCTTGAAGACTACAATATCAACCCAGAGTTCATAAAGAACGAGCCAGAATTCGCTGTCTTCGATGCTAATGATCGTCTCCAGTTTTTTGCGGAAACGCCCGCTGAAATAGCTGCCTGGATCGACCGAGCGGGTGATCAGATCCTGCGCAACGTCCATCAAAAACGACAGAACCAACGCCGCGAACGCCAGAGAAGATCCGCAGGCCGACAAAAATTCACAAAATTGGCATGGGGAGACGGAGGTAATCGAAGTTGGATTCTGCCAACCGGCGCAACGATCAATATTCCAATCTATCATCAGACTTATGTATGGGACCTATTGCAATCTCTATGGGCTGGAGAAAGAATCCCAGATGAACTTGACGATCCAGATATTTTGAAACCACTGGAATATTTAGCTGATAAAACTCAAGACGATATGTATAGTGAAGCTTCAGAAAGAGCGAGCGAGTATAAAAAAACATTGGAAGAACAACTTGAGTGGGTCAGAGAAGATCCTGATAGGGCTGATGAAATTCCCGCGCTCGAAGAAGAAATCCGCAAGATCGAAGAAGGACGGCTAGATTCGGAGTTTGAAGAAGCTCCTTCCGGCATTGAACTGGTTGATTGGCTGCTCAATATGGGCTGGATCCGAAAGCTGGAACAGTATAGCACACTGCACTATGAATATGGCCGCGTGGATGAAGGTCAATTGAGAAGAATCTTCAAGCAGATCGAGAATGATCTATTTGATGTGATTAATCCAAGGAATGTTGAATACCTCAAGGCCAGAATCGAAAACTATCAATCTGGTTTCTATCAGGAGTTCTATTTGAAAGACTTCATCAATAGTGGGGAAACCCTATCTGAGTTCATCCAAGATTTGCCGTCAGCCTTCATGCATGGTCGGTGAAGCCATGATGTCCTTGCTGTTGGTCTTGATGATTGCAGTTTCAGGGCCAACGTTGCAGTTCTCCAACACCCCCGAAACCATCCGACATCAAGGCACCATTTTGAGCGAGACGCTGCCCGCAGGTGAGCACACGTTTTTTTGGCATCATCTCTCTAGGCTGAACGGCGATTCGAGCAGTAACTTTCGAGCGTGGAGCGCCAGCGGCGAGACTTTTCAGGCCCAGATTTTCCAGACATCGAGCCAAGAGCCCAAAGAATCTGGCGCGACAGCGGCCAAAATGTTCTGGCAACTGCCCACCAAAAATTGGGAAAAAACTCTGACGGACAAATTGCTCTTTCGACCAGGACAAACAATCACTGGAATGGGCAAAATTGTCTGCAAATGGCCTCTTCAAGCCCGACTATGGATCGGGTCCGAGCAGCCCATGCCTAATGCCAAACCAGAAAAGCGCCCCGCAGCACAAAATCTGGAACCGGCTGAGGAGTTGATAATCTGGGGAGATCCGATGTGTTACGGCCAGATCTCCAGAATGATATTCAGAGTGTCTAACAAGACTGATCAGAAGCAAACTTTCGCGATGAAATGTCAACCACGCGGCGGGCCATCAGCTTTTGTCGGCCTGATAGAAGGAGATCTGATCGTTCAGAGGCACATCAGAACCTATGAATTTAGAACTTTGAGGGAATTCGAGCTAAACCCCAAAGAGACAAGAGAAATTCATATCTCAACGACAGGCATCGGAGGTTGTTTTTATCCGATGCACCTCGTCATCAAATGACGCTTTCGTCTCCGGTGCCTTCGGGAGCCACTGGCGGCGGGACCTCTGGAGCAGCAGGCGCTTGCGGAGCCGCCGGTTGAGGTGTTTGCCAAATCGTCTGGAATCGCTCGTCTCCCAACTGACGCTTCTTGTATTTCTGCAAAGTTCTCTGCAAGAAGCGGAACTCGCCTTCTGTGACCAATTCGATTTCTGAAGCACCAGGATTCTTTGCTGATCTTGCCTGCATTCGAGACAAAAGACCCCTAACACTGTTAGCGTCATACTTATTGAAACCACAACCATCCAATTGTCTCGCCCCATCGCAAACACTCAAAAGTTGATACAAAGCTTCCATAATTATTTGCTTCTGAGCATCTGGCATCACATCGATCTGCTCGCCTTGCTCGTTTTCAGTGCGAGTTGTCTTCTTGTCTTCCTGCTCTTCCTTCTGATAGTCTTCTTTTCTGACAGGAGTTCTTTCGGCTTGTTGTTCCGCCTGTTCGGTCACGCGCTGCAACAGGTCGGCATCACTGACCGGATCGTCGCTGGCAGCATTTTCTTCCACTGCAATTTCTATCAGATTCTCAACCGCAGCTTCGATCCATCTCTGTTTGATTTCCAGAAGCTGAGCGATGTGGATTTCAAGCTCATGATCTATCAAAAGCTTGATAACATTGACTTCGGATGCCCTCTGACCAATTCTGTAAATTCTATCTTCTGCTTGTAAGTTATCGCAAGGTCTCCATGCCTGATCAACAAACAAAACATTGCTGGCCCTGGTCAGCGTCAAACCGACACCACCGGCTCCAATGGTCAGCGCGACGCCAGCAAGTTCTCCATTTTGGAACTTGGCTACGATGTCTGCTCTCTCTTCAGCAGGCGTGCCTCCATAAATGCGTGCCCAACCTGGGCGAGTTCCGATGGCATCAACAGGGCTACGATGCGCCGAGAAAACAATCAATGGTTCGCCACGAGCTTCAAACTCTTCCACAACCTTAATGGCAGCAGGAGTTTTCGCGGCGGCCAAAGATGCTCGAATGCCTGAGAATTGCTCAAACGGTGGCAAGAAAGACGGTCTTGGACCAGAGCCGTATTCATCGTCGTAATCAATCGGGGAGAAATCATCTTGAGCTTGACGCTGAGATTTAGCCAGATCTGCCCATTCTCCCATGGCCATGTCCAACTGTTGTGACAATTCGGGGTCTTCAACATCGATCAAACGATTAGAATACTGCTTCGGAGGCAATGTCAGAGTATCAGCCTTGCGGCGGCGGATCATAACACGGCGCAACATATCAGGGACACCCTCTTTTGGCATTCCCCAATTCGTCACCATGATGGTTCGACCCCCGCGTATTTTTTGTGGAGTCTTGTATCCACCCATCATATCGAAGAAGGTTTGCCATCCTCCAAAAGCCTCTCGGGTCATATTGCCCGCCGACAAAACCCCCCAAAGGTCCATCGGGCGGTTCGCCAAAGGGGTTCCGGTCAAGAACCAAGTCGCAGGAGTCTGTCGAGACATGGCCATGACCTTGCCGGTTCTTTGAGCCTTGGTGTTCTTAACGAAGTGAGCCTCATCAACAATCAGAGTCACGCCCTGTAATTTAGCCTTCAAGGCGTCGCTAATTTGGTCTGGTGCGTAATAACCCCTATCATCTTTTTGAGGCAACATCTCTGCTGGAAGCTGTTCATAGTTCGTGATTACGATCTCTCCAGGCTGAGGGAATCTGAACATCCCGCTTCCTGAGACGACATGTGTTTTGAGTTCTGGCCTCCACTTCTTGACTTCTTCTAGCCAGTTGAACACAACAGCCTTTGGACAAACAACCAGCGTGCCGCGATTCATAGGCAAAGCAAGCAAAGAAATAGCTGTCTTACCCAATCCCATGTCATGGCCCAAAATAGCTTTTGGCTGGCGAGCAAGCCAATCAGCATCTTCTGCTTGGAAATCGTACAACCCTCGGTCCAAGGCCAGTTGATGCACAGGCGTCTTTTCTTCTCCAGCAGCGACAATATCATCCGCGATTTTGAACTTCAAATCGGAAACGACACCCAGAACGCGAGACAAATGCTTTGGATCTAGAGAAACGAGCCAGTGAGGAGATGGCTCTTTGACATATTGTCTTTCTGGAAGGGTCTTGACCAATCTTACAGTCTGGGCATCATAAGGGAAAGTCAGAATTCCAACATTGGGGTCTTCAGGAGATCGTTTCAACTCTCCTCGCCCAGGAGTTGCCTGAGGGGCTTTTCTCTGCTTTTTCCATTGATCATAGCAATCAGGATGGAAGACGCACCATTTATTGTTGAGGTTTTCTGCGTAGCCTTCGCCAGCGTCAACGGTTTGACTGCAAATGAAGCACTTGCCAGGATAACGATTCCCCATCGCCATGGCCATTTTGATGAGGGCATCCACCAACTGATGCTCCCCTTGACGCTCCAATCTTTTCAAGTATCTCTGCGCTTTCATCAAAACTCCCGAATTTCGATCTTCATTTCTCTTTCATCCAGAGCGAATCCTTGCTCTCGCCAGAGAAAAGCTCGGACAGTGGTATGGCCAACTTTGCGGCCGACGCAAATGAACACAATTTCACCGGAAGAACCCAACCCAGAACCTGAATTTTCGAATTGATCCGTGATCTCGACCATTTCAGGATCATCAAATGTCAATTGCCACAACAAATCTTCGTCTGTTCTGTTCGTCAGAGCGAATCCAACCTGCTCATTCACAGAAAATCTGAAGATTCTGTCTTCTTCATCCAATTCCAGATGTTTCGATCTCAT